CCGATACCAGATCGTCGTATCCACCGGAAACGGCTCGTCGTCTTCGTCGGTGTCCTGGTCGAAGTTCTGTATCACATGGACCAGAAACGTGTTCGGCCACCAGGCGTAGGCGTCCTCGGTGTCCTTGCGCCAGTTTTCGGGGTCTTCGTTCTCGATGTCCGGCTCGTACCACGGCCCCTCCGAGTCCTCGGCTACCTGTACGTGGAATCCGTCATGCTTCACGAGGTCCGGCTGATTCGACATACGGACCTGGATAGCGCCGGGAACTCCGGTCACTTCCAGCGTAGGCGGCTCTGCTTGGTCCGTTCCCTCGACCGAGAACGCGATGACGTTTGCATTGACATCGATCTCCGCGCCAACGTTCCCGGCAACGTCGATTGCTACCACCCAGTATTTGTACTCATCAAGGTCCGCTTCAGTTATGACAAAGTAGGTAGCGTCTGTTTCCGCTATCACGTCAGCCGTTGAGAAGGTGCCGCCGCGCCGGATTTCGTACGTCTCCAGCGGCAAGCTTCCCGTCGCCGGTTTCGTCCAACTCACGAATACCGTATTGCCGGTTGCCGTGGCAAAGATGTTCTCGACTGCCGCTGGGGGATCGATGACCGCTGTATGCTCAGCAGGCTCAACGCTCATATTCCCTGAGCGATCAACCGCCCGGACCATGATGTTGTACGAGCCGGCCTCTTTCATCTCCCAAAGGAATGAGTTCGAAAGGCCCTCAAACAGAAGCTCACCGGATTCCCAATCGGAGCCCTCTTTGACTTTGTAGTGTGACAGGTCCATGTCCGGCACAGATGACCACGATATCTCTATGCCGCCGGACCGAACGCGAGATGTTACCTGCGTGACATTCCGCGGTGGTGCAAGCTTGCCGAGAACCTGTACGTCATCCTCCGTCCACTTTGACTTGAATCCGTCCTCAGTTACTGTCCGCACTCGGACATCGTAGACTTCAAGCTCTTCGACCTCGGTAATGTGATGCTGAGTTTCCTGCCCATCGACCGTAATCATTTCCCATTCCGCAATCTCTTCAGCATCCCCAGGAATCGGGTCGTCATCTTCAAAGTCCTGTCCTGCTTTCAACCTCCACTGTATTTCGTAGTGGTCTATCCCGTGTCTCAGGACGTCCTGCCGCGCCCAAGTGACGAGTATCCGATTAGCGAACGTCCCATCCGACTGCGGTAGAATAACGGTGCCGTCCGCTCTCAGTCTTATCCCCGGCGCCGGCGGCACTGTAACCGCATCCTGCGGAGGCGACAGTTTGGAGTCGTGCTCCGGGATCTCTTCGGTATCAGCTTCGTAAATCTCCGGCGCGTGCTCCACCAGCGACACTACGCCGGCCATATCCGGCCTCGCATCTACGCCGACGACTACACAGTCCAGTGTCACCCGGTCCGACAGACCAAAGCTGAACATATCGCCAGCTCCGATCACCCCGCCTGAAAGCGGCGAATCGAACAATAGGCTTGTTTGCTCTCCGTCGACTGTAACGACCTGGTGCACATCATTAGACTCTGTAGACCTGATAGCTATACCGTACGTATTGCCTGATTCCATCATCACCGGCTCATCAATGACTACTCCGTCAATCTGGCCGTTATCCATGATCAACTCTTTGATTCTGCCGGCCGTCTGCCCGATGAGCATAACGTCGTGAGACAGGCGTACCAAATCCCCCCTGGTGCAAACTATGTTCTCGATATCCGTCTCAACGGAGATCAACTCCGGTCGCAGAATGGCCTCGGCCATCTGATATCGGGCGAACTTGAATACATGATCGGGATGCGTGATCATCGACAGGTCCATCGTCTCGAACTTAGTCGCATTGTTCTCGTCGTACCCATCGTCATAGACGATCATTTCGTCCTGCTGCCAGCCCATCTCCCGATTCACAAATCCGACCTTGAGCGCGTGCGGTACCCGACGGAATACCTTGGTAGCATTTATATTGTGGCTGTTACGCGGGGAAAAATGCTGTATGTACGTGGTTCTAGGCCGCTCGATGATAACCGTAATTTTGCCGTCAACCTCTCCAAGCGCCGCACGGCCGGCCCGCATTATTTCGCCAAGCAGCCTCGACACAGGCTGTTTGTCCTGCACCACGCCGTCGCAGTAAAAATCGTTCTCATCACAGAACTCATACCACTGCTCAAACGCATCCCAATCTATTTCGGTATCATTCTGCGGCTCGGGATTCAGCGGCCCTATGAGCGCCCACAGTGCAAGCGCAGCGGGGTTCCTAGTGTCTGCCGTCGCCGACCACTCGGCAGCGCCGCTCCCGCTGCCAGAATACACCGGCACCCGCGATATCGCCTCGAAGTTGAGCTGGTCAATAACTCCTTGTAACTGCTCGTTCGCCCGTATTCTTAACCCAACACGAACGGTATTATCCGTTATCCACTGGCTAACCGGCGACTCATTGAAATACCCGCGAACCGCAACCCATTGCAGGTCCGAAATCCGCTGCTGATCTTCCGAGTGGTCGTTGCTTGTTCGCGTNACGCGAATGTCGTACTGACCACGAGAGACCTTCCTCCGAAGCGATNCCCGGATCGTCTTCAGCTGGCGTGCTCTCCTGCTTTGCTGAAGCTCTCCGGGGACAAACGGCTCCCAACTATNCTGGCCTGCCTCGGAAATCTCGACCTCCCAGGACGCACCAAGATTCCTTTTCTTCCCTTCGTCGTTGAACCTTATGAGGCCAGTTGGAAAGGAAAAATCTAAAACGATCTCATCGACGTCCGGTGCGGTCGTCCGAACGTGAGTCTCGTTTTGCATAAGCGGGACGCCGACCTCTTCCTGCGCCACTGCGCTTGGGTAGATAGTCGATGGTTGTCCCGCCTCAAGGATCTCATATTCTACCCCGATGAAATTGTCGAGCGGCGTTTCCCCTATCTGGAGCGTTGTTTCATCAACGTTCACACCCTCTTGCCCGACGACGAACAACTGCCTGAGAAACTGGTCGTTCCCCGAAAACTCAGTATACGGTGGCGCCGCCAGATCCGGCACCATATAATGCTCGCCCAAAAGTATCGGTAGGCTTTCCCATGGCCGGGCCCGATTTCTACTGCCGCGAATCGCCGGCAACCGCTCCGGGCGCTCACGGTCCATAGAATGGTCCGGGATATCCGGCACGAACCACCCCATCGCAACCCCAAGTCCCGACACAAACATCGATGCGCCCGCCCCGATCAGCGACATCCCCGCAACCGCACCGATTCCGGTTGCCATAAGCACCGCTCCGGTTACCACCGCCAGAGCGCCGACCGCCATTGAGATAGCCGGTTTGCTACCGCTACCACCCTCCGGCACAGCACGAACAACGATTAATGAGGCAGGTGCCTGTTCGTCATACTTGTCCTCTGGGACAAACGTGTCTTCCAGGAAGATTCGCTGGTACGGACTCTTCAGCTCAATCTCGTTCAGAATCTCATTGTAAGTCTTGCCTTCATCGAACTCATACGTCTTGCGCTCGGTGGTAAAGGGGTTCGGCATGACAATGACTTTACTTTTCGACACGATAGTACCCTTCAATCCTTGCCCTGCGGCTCAGGATGCTGACCCGCTCTGCACAACTATCCTTCCCGCGTTCAGCGTGAAGCACATATCCCGGCTCTAAATACACACCGACGTGACACGGTATCCCCGCCAGCTTCACAACTGCGATATCGCCCGACCGCGGCTCTTCTACAGGCTTTGCCTTTATAACCGGCTTGGTTATATCCACCAGATCGCGCACGATCTCGGTATGAAATGCACTCTCGTACTTACCGTCGAGCGAAGGGAGGTCTATCTTCATGATGTCGCTGTAGTACATGCGGACCAGCCCCCAACAGTCCACTCCACTTTCGTCTCGACCGCCAGACTCAAACGGTATCCCGATGTACTTATCCAAGGCACCCATCAGAATAGCCCCTCGAAGTTTTGCGGGAGGTATGCATACTCCTGCTTCGGAAACTCCACGTTCAGCCTACGCTTCCGCCCTAGCTCTCCTTCTATCGTGATCGCGTTGTAGCTGACTTCATCGAGGCGCATTTCCCACGGACCGGCTATCGTTTCCTCCGGCTCATCAGTCCGCACAATCTCGAAACTTACGTCCGGCGCTGTTGATATGTTCCGCACCATCTCGACCAGTGTCCGAGACACGTTTTCGATCTGAATCTTAATGGTTTGTATCCGATCCTCTTGATCGTCCGGCAGCTCGAACCTAAACGGCACCGCCGTATACGTCTCCCCGTCCTTGATCAAGTCCTGCGTGTTGCCCACCACTCGGTAAGGCTCTTCTATATCGGGATGAGATATGGTGAGAACCGGCACGAATACTTGATCGGTCTCTTGAGCGAACAGAGCTTCGCGGACAGATTGCGACACATTCCTCACG